GATCTCGTTTGCGATCACAGTAGGCATGACCCTTCTAATCACAGGCAAAATCACTCTGTTCAGAGTTGCTACGTTACCGGAAGAAGTTGCTCCAGCTGTTGCTTGCTCTGACAGGTATTTGCGTGTGTTCTCAAGGACCACATCCATTGTTTTGGCTTTTTTAGAGTCAACACCTTCCATAAGTGCTGATTTAGTCTCCTGCCATTTGCTTTCTAATATAGCGGATGTCATTTTCATTTTTCTCCTTAGTTAATACCTGCTAATTTACGGATGCTTAATACATCCTGGTTGTCTTCTGCCTGTGTTTTAGCCTGTCTGTCGCCTGTTGTTTCAGTTTTTTTCGACTCAGTAATAACTGAAGAGCGTCTGCCTTCTTTCATTACGTGAGGTAGATACTTGTTAAAAGCGTCTTTTAGTTTGTCAGTCTGTACTGATTCCAGTAAGTTCGACATAACTTCCTTTTTATCTCCAGATAGAGGTTCAAGCAATTCTCCTAGTGCTGATGCTCTGATAGCTTTGTCTTCGACTTTTTTCTTTTCAGTCTTAACAGATTCTAACAGTGTTTCAGTTTCTGTGAGTTTGCTTTGGGCCTCGTCGAGTTGCTTCTGCATTTTACGAACTTCAGAAGTCTCATTTAGATATGAAGACATGTATTCAGAAGCATATGCTTCGAATATTTTTCTACCAAAGTTGTTTTCTCTAGCTGCTTTGATGTCATCTTTAAATTGACTCATCTCTCTTGAGATGTTTTCAGCAACTGTTGATTCAACAATTTTAGCTGCTTTGGAAATGAATGCACTTCTGATTTCAGCAAATTTTGCTTTTGCTTCTTTCACAAGTTTCACACGAGTTTCAACAACTGCTTGCTTGTCTGCATTGAACTCATTGATTTCTTTAGCAAGTGCCTTAGTGACAAATGATTCTAAAGTAGCAATTTGTTCTGCCATTGTTTTACGTTCTGCGTGTAGCTCTTTCATTTCTTTAGCCAAAGACTCTTTTACAAACTTTGTCAGCATCTCTTTATGAGGTGCAATCGAAGTTTTGTAATTGACTCTTTCTGCCGCAAGTTGTTTACGATCTTCAACGAATTCTGCGATTTCTTTTTGAAGACCTTCTGTCATCATGCGATCCATGGCTTCTACCATTTGAGATTTATCATGTTCGTAACGCTGAGCAAACTCTTCCCTTACCTCTGCCTTAGCTTCTTCTTTGACTTCTGATAATTTAGATTCCCATGCCTCTTCGATTTGAGTACGGGTTTCTTCAGTTACCAGGTCTTTGTCAAGGAGTTGTTTGATTACGTCTAGCATGTGTTTCTCCTTATTTTATTTTAAGTTCCTTTATTAAACGGATCACTCCATCCTTAAGGTATTTTTGTGCCTTACTATCGTCTTTAACTGCTTTTGCCACTTCGAAAATCTGTGATCCGCCTGTCATATTGAACAAGCCTTCATAGATTGGAGTGGGATAAGCATTTGGTGCCGATGGTTGAGCCACCACATCCACAGTAATAATGTCAAATTCTGACACATTACCGGATGTTTCGTCAACATTACCTGAGCCTCTGCTTGATACGCCTAGTTTTACGCCTGATTGTAGCATTGTTTCTACAAGCTTACCCATTGGGGTTGGTAGAATCTTTAATTTTCCATATCCGTTTGGTCCATCCATCCACATTTCTGAAATCATGTGGCTAACTCTGTCCAAGTTGATCTTTAAATCTTCAGGGTGATCAACTTCTCCGAGGACTGATGAGCCCCCGGAGATTTGGTCGGATACTTTTTTCACTGCTTTAGCGATTTCGTTTACTGGATAGACACGACTGTTGGCGTTCTTCACACCACCTTGGATACAAATACCTTTCATGTAAAGGTCTTTGCCTTCGTTTTGTGCTTCAACTATAACTCTCGCTTGATCGAAAGTCAAGTTTTCTTTTAGTAAACGCATGTTCTATCCTCTTACTTCGCTGATTTCTCAGAAGTTGTAGCCTTTGGAGCTGTTTCTAATTTAGCAGATTTGATGCCGGGTTCGTTTTTTGCTTTCACACCCATATCTTTTGGTGCTGGAGCTTTTGAACCTTTTTCTTCACCGCCGACACCCATTGCGTGTGGTTTGCCTTCGCTTGAAGATTTGCTGGCTTTAGCAACTGGTGATGCTTTGTCATCAGAGTGATCAGCAAGATCAGCTTTCACTGCCTGTGAGTATTCTCTAATTAATGTGTCTGCATCTTTTTTCTCAGTTGATTCTTCAACTTCTTCTGCTTCTTCTGATTCAACAGTTTCTTCTGTTGCTTCTAGTTCTGGCTCGAAAGATTCTTCTTCTGGCTCTTCGCCTTTGTCATCCATCATTTTTGCAAACTCAGCTTTTAAAGCATCGAGTTCTTTTTCTAATGGTTCGAACATTTCTTCTGCTTCGCCTTCTTCTTCACCTTCTTCTTCGCCTTCTTCACCCGGCATTTCCATATCGTCCATGCCTTCTGCTTCTGCTTCAATGTCTGAAAGTAAATCGTCTGTTGCGTCGCCGCCAATTTCTTCAATAGTTTCGTCAGTTGATTCAGCAGGCTCTTCGGTTTCTTCTACTTCTTCGCCTTCTGCATCTTCTTCTTTTGTTTCTGATACTTCTTCATCGTCAGCTTTGTCGGATGATTCTTCAGTCTCAGATACTTTTTCTTCTTCTTGCTCGTCTTCTGCAAGGATACCCTCGTAGATCTCGCGAGATTTTGCTACAACGATTTCGTGAAATAAAGCTTCTGCTTCATCTTTTTGTTCGTTGACTAGAAGATCAAGTAATTTTTCAAATTTAGACATGATTTGCGTCTCCTTTGCCGTTTATTTACTTTTTTGCAGAAAAAAGGTGTCTTTTAAGAGTCTTTTTTGGGTATTTTTTGTAAATGTTCTTGGAACTGATCGTAGGTTATGTCAATCCAGTTAGGTTTTGTGAGCAAATCTGCTGGACTGGTCATATTAGGTCTTACAACATGATAGAAAGTTGCATTAGGGTGGTTTTGTACATTGGTTTTCATTTGATTGAGCCAGTTGCCAAAATATGTACGATCTGAGTTGGCTGAACGATATCGTGTGGTGCCTTTATACATATTATTAATTCTTGTACCAGATTTTTCAGCAACGGTTCCGTCTTTGGTCAGACCAAAAAAATCCATGCCTAATATATAAAGTGTTTTGAATTGTTTATATTCTAATGCAATACGAGTCGAAGTGGGTCCAGATGACCATCCCCAGTCTTTTTCTAATTTTCTAACTCTTGGGTCTTTGACCCCACCGCGGGGATATGACCACATTTCTAACTTGTCTGGTACATTCTGTTCACAGATATATTTTACAGTAGCAATATCTACAGATATCAATGCATCTGGCCAAAAATTTTCAACTATTGGTAGCACATTCATACCGATCACATAGCCTTTTCCTTTTAATTGATGTAAATCAAAGTTTCTGCGTGATTCGCCATTAGCAATAATGAAGCAAGGACTTTTGTCTTGATTGTAATTGTAATTTTTTGAAGGTATAACTAACGGTTTTGCAACTGTTTCGTGTTTTTGTTTTACAGACTTTTCGCGTTTAGATTCTATTTCTTTCCAAAGTTTGTCGGCATTTGCAATTTCTTCAGGAGTTAACCAGTCTGCTACCAGTCTAGTTTTAGTATTAAACACAAATTGAGAATGACCTTGAATTACAGCAAATAGAGCTTTTGCTCTCTGTTCTGATCGTCTTCCCATTTGTAAAATTAATTATGTTAGGCTAGTTCGCTGGCGTCTGCGATTGAACCGCCATACATTTTTTGATAAAGTTCTTGCGAAACTTCTTTTTCTTTTCTTCTTGCTTGCATATGCATACGCAATTGATTGATCATTTCAAGTGTTAATCTGCTTTTGCGAGTGTCACTGCTGTCGTAAGTGGTTTTATCTTGCAGATTGGAATATCTGTCTTGGTCTAATTGATCAAAAAATTCAAATAATTGCATATGTGTATTTAAACCTCGGCAGGTCCTTCTTCGCCTGCTCCACTTTCTAAATCTCCACCGATTGGTTCTTCTGTGCTAGGTTCTGTTTGAGCCGATAAATCAGCTGAAATTCCGCCTCCTGTAAGTCCTACATTACGTAGATCAGAACCTTTAACAGCATCTGGTTTAGACTCGCCTTTTTCTTCTGCCCACATCTTCTGATTAAGAGCCATTTCTTCTTCAGATAGTCCTAGGAATCGTTTGAGTGCAAATCTCTTTGATAGATATGGCACTTGTTCGATCTGTGTGAATGCTGTGACTCGCTGATTGTCTAATTCAATCTGTCTGTATGCGGCAAAATTTTGCGGTGTACAAAACTTCAAATCAAATAATGATGTATCAATATTGATGCCTCTATTTTTTATAAACACTTTAAATTCTGTGTTAAGAGGAGGAATCACAATTTCCTGCAGTCTTTCGCAGTACTTGTTGAATCTCAATTCTTGGATGTATGCTGTACCAACTCTGCCATCTGAATACTGTGGATTGGCTCCATCATCCGGTCCTGTTGGCAAATAAGAACTTGGGATTCTTAGAGCACGATACAATTTGTTTGTGAAATATCTTAGATCATCAATCTCGCCTAAGTTGGTTCCACCTGGTAGCGTTTCAACTTTTGAACCTCTGCCTTCTGCTGTCTGTGGGAAGAAATAATCTTCGTTGATTGATAGTGGATTGTATGTGGCATCCATTTTGTTTGAACCACCTGATATGGATGGAATTCTTCTCTGATGAATTTCGTTTTTTACTCGCTCAACAAATCCCATGGCCATGTGTGATGGCATGTTGCCCACATCGATGTAGAACACTCTACGCTCAGGTGCTCTGTGGACTCTGTATATGATGATGGCGTCTTCCAGTAATTCTTTTTGTTTGAAAGTTTTAAAAACTGTTTCCAATATAGATGTACCAAAAGGAAAGTTTGAGTCGAGTCCTTCTGATAGTGACACATGACAGACATGTTTGGCATCTACTGCATATTGATTATATGTGGTTTCGAAACGTGAACCACTTGCTCCTTGATTGTATGAACCAGGACCTGCATATGCTCCTCCTCTGTTTTGTCCATATCCTTGATCTGCTACAGATGATGCGCCTGGAGATGAATAGGTTACATTGGCTGTCATCTGTGATGCAGATAAACTTTCTAAATTTAGGTTAAGATCTCTAAACACATACTGCTCAGGACGTTTGCCTTCACTTTCATTTACAATAACCTTGTCACATTTGTGAGCATGAACATGTATTAGTTCAAAAGTTTCTGGATCGCGAATAAAAAACGAATCTCCATATTTGAGCGTGTTTCTAAACATACGAAATGATCTACGATTTAAATCGTTTATTGCAGTAAATTCTTTTAGAGCGTCTTCTAGTATTAATGCCTCTGTTTCGGTAGGAGTGTCATTAAAATTAATTTCGAATGGAGTATTGGATTGTTTACTTTTTTGAGTACAAAATTCTGCTATGATATCCAGTGCGGCATTTACTTCTGAATCTTGATCCATTTGATCATATTGAAAGTAACGCTCCATCCTGTTTGGATGTCCTGTGTAAACTTCTGGTAGATAAGAAGTATAGTTGCGTCTGCCCACAGCTGCCATAGGATTGGAGGCCGTATTAGCGCCACTTACTGGTGACATACTGCCGTCCGGTTTTACTAGATTAAAATACTTTTTCCAACTCATTGTTTATATTATATGTATCTTTTTTGTGCATTGCAACCTTAAAAATAGCCGTTAGAGGACATAGCCTTTGGCAAAACTCTCTGCATAAGTTTTTTAATTTCGGCGTTATCTTGGGAAATTTTTGTCAATAGATCCACAGATTGTTTTTGCATTTCATTGCCCATTTTTTGTGCATTTGATTCCAGTGAAGCAAAAGATTCGGACTGAGTCATGTTTTTTACATTTGATTCTATTGAAGGAGACATTTCCTGCATCTTTGATATGATTTTAGATGTATCCCCTGATTTTAAATCTGTAGACATTCCTTCCACCATGCTTTGCATATTGCCAATCAAAGATTGCGATTCTTCAGTATTCATCAATTCGCCAAATGAATTTGCCATATTTGTGAGTTCTGTAAACATGGATCCCATATTAGAACCGTCGCCTATTGCACCACCTAAAAATCTTGGTTGGATCATATCTGCTATGTTTCCTGAGTTTAACAGAGATTTGGTTTGTCCGTTATTGTATACATAGCCACTAGATCCTTGATCCATCTGTAATAGTTCAGGCCCCCGTTCTCCCACAATATACAATCCATTTCCTACTGATCCTCCAGAAAAAACTCCTGGAATTTCTTGCGTGCCGTATACGTCCGCGATAGAATTTCCTTCAATACCCTTGGTACTTGCGTTTGGTCCGCCTGCTCCAGTGAGTAGAACATTTAACAAATTTAACTGTCCCCTTAAAAAACCTTCCAAGGGTTCTATCAAATTTGCTCTAATTCGATTAGGCAATGCTTCCAACTCGATGCCTAATTCTACTAAACTTTGGCCAAATTTATCCACAGGCTCTTTTAGGTCTTGTTCCCGGTCTGCCATGTATTCTGCCATAGTTTTTCCATCCAACAATGAGAGAGCTTTTTGCGAACCTGCAACCAAATCAGCCACTATGTTTGCAAATGCAGGAGCATCTTCTAATAAACTAAATGTTGCAACTGTTAACATGCTAGAATTTTCTGCCAGACTGGCTTGAGATTTTTTTAATGCATCGATGTCCTGCTGTTGAAATGCTTCTAATAATCCGTCAATTGCAAGAGCCACCATATTGCTCTGTTTGGTCACTAGTGCTCCGTCAAATGCAAAGTATTCTTTGGCTGCTGCCGCAAGTTGAGGATCTTCTATGGTTGCAACAAAATTTTGAATAGCCGCCGCTTCTGCACCTTTGCCTTCCAATGTCATCTGTTGCATCTTTGCTTGGAAAGCTCCATCAGCCATTAATGCCAGACGTCTGTCTCTGATTGCATCAGCTTCTTGACCTGTAGCTTCTGCTATCACGTTTAGATTTTTTGCATAATCGAAAGTTCTTTTGGCCAATTCATCTGCAGTCATGTTTTGTAAATTTAATGCATACCTGTTTGCTTCGATAAAATCTCCCATAAATGCACTGCTCTCTTCGATGCTGTACCCAAACATTTTCATTCCACTTCTAAACGGCCCATCTGTGTCAGTCAACACTTCTTGAGCATTGACAAATTTTTTGACACCTGATTCAAAATCTCTGCCCATACTTAGAATAGCGGCATAGTTGTTGGTTACTATTCCTGTGAAAGCATCTAGATTTAATCCAGTTCTTAGCACCCGTGTGGTCAACTCTTGGAGATTGTCACCTAAACCAAATCCTCGTTTGCCTAATGCAGTCAACATTTCCAATGTGTCTTGGGCTACAGCATTGTTAAACTTAGCAATAATTTTAGCGCCTTCAGACAGGCCGGTGGCCACGGCTTTAACTCCTGGAACGGATTCTAAAAAACTGCCTGCTGCCTCAGATGCCAGTTTTGCAGTTTTTTCCACAGCCAAATCCAACATCTGGAACGATCCGTTGCCGCCTACTAAACTCCCGGCCACTTCGCTCATGTCTGCCAAATATTCTTTGGCTTTTTGGAATGCTTTAGCAGCTTTTGTTTCTTCGTCTGCCAGTTTTTGTGTGCTTTTGGTAGCTTTTTCTATAGATCCCGAAAATGTCTTGCCGCCACCGCCACTATTACTATCGCCTATTTTTTTAATTAATTTTTGTAAAGCAGAATTAAAGTTGTTAGAACCTTTGCCGGTAGCACCCAAAGCTTGAACCAGTAATAACAGTGTATCTTCAGTGGCCCATTGGGGCACTTCAATCGACATTCCGCCTGGTAAGTCTATATTAATATTTGCCATTTTCTACGCATATAAATAATTTGGTACTATAATATTTATAACATGGAAAATCCACTAAAATCCTTCTTTAGGCAACCTAGCATTTATGTTAAATTGCCTTCGCGTGGCAGATACTATCTGCCTAACACACTGGACATGACTGATCAATATGAAGTAGGCATTATGCCTATGACAGCTAAAGACGAATTGGTGATCAAAACACCTGATGCACTGCTCAACGGTCAAAGCACAGTGGATGTGATCAAATCATGCGTGCCTGGCATCAAAGATCCGTGGACAATGCCGATCATGGATTTAGATAGTGTGTTGTTGGGAATAAGAATTGCTTCCTACGGCAACACCATGGATGTGAATGCTCCTGTGCCTGCTGTAAAAGAAATACAACCATTGATTGTTGATCTTAATGAACTGTTGGACAGAATCATAGTGAGAGAATTCAATCAAAACTGTGTTTTATCAAACGGTTTGGTTATAAAAATTAAACCAAGAAATTATCGCATGACCACTCAGATACAAATGAAAACATTTGAAGAACAAAAACTCATGCAGACTGTGTCTAATGCTGATCTTTCTGAATCAGAAAAAATAGAAAAATTTACAAAGATTTTTACCAATATCAGTTCGCTCACTGTGGACAATATGGTGGATGTGATTCACAGTGTGACCACACCGGAAGGAAACGAAGTGGTAGATCGATTGTACATTAAAGATTTTGTTTACAACATGGAAACCAGCACAGCAAAAGAAATACAAAAACATATCGATGCTCAAAATGACATCGGCCGAGTGCCTGCTCTCACGGTGCAAACCAACGAAGAGTTCGTCAAACAAGGTGCTCCTAAAACTTTTGAAACACCTATTACATTCGATACCGCTAATTTTTTCGCATTAGAATCCTTTCGCTCTCGAACCACGAAATAGAAGCATACGTTAAAAATCTAGAAAACGAATCCAAACAACTCAAAGACGAACTGTATAGAATGTGTTGGTTTATGCGTGGTGGATTATCTGTGACCGAAGCATATGAGTTAAGTTATGAAGATCGACAAATCATTTCTAAAATCATCAAAGATAACATAGACATGTCTAAAAAATCCAAAATGCCTATTATATAAATACTACAAATGAAAATCCAAGAACTACTAGAAGATGTTTCCGGACAAGCAGCTGCCAGTGCTTTTGGTGATATCAGCAGTGCTTTGCGTAAATCTTCTGCAGACCCTGTTAGACCAATATTGGACAAATGGGACGATACATGGAATTCAACTGTAAAATCTGATCCATCGGCCAAACAAAGATATGGTCTAGAATTACAAAAATTTGTTGCATTTTATTTTGATGAACCAACTGCTCGTAAATTAAATGTGAAACGCACAGTTAATAATGGAAAACCTGATGCCGAATATATTAGATCTTTTTTTGCTAGTAATATTAAAAACCTAAATACTAAGTCGGGACCTAGCGATTTAACGGCAAAACCTCGTATACGATTTAATCCTAAAAAACCAACACAACTAAAAATATAATATTGCTGTTTAATACAAAGACTGTATAATATTAAGTAATTCTGCCAATGGCTACAATCAATACAAAAAATGCTGTTATAACCAAACAGGATCTACACTCACAGTGTACCATGGTGATCAAACGTATGCTGTTAGATCATTCCCCCAAACAGGTTGCAGAATTGATGAGTTCATTTTTAGAATCACACTGCAAGGACACTCGTCCGGATTTAGAATTAAAAGAGTTTATCGAAAAGTTTGACAAAACACATCGTGTGTAGATTGACTACGTCAATCGCTCATCGCTTACGCTCGAGCATTTTTTTTACGAAGTAAAGTTGTCGTCATCACGTTGATGAGCAGTCATAATTCTGCTTCACAGCAGAACTATGTTTCCTTGATACATCACGTTTGTATCGCAGTCATCCAATCTCGCTAC